CGCCGTCCGCCTTCACCTTCAGCTTCGTGCCGCCGTTCTGTACGACCACAGCGTCCTCGGAACACGCCTCGGACATCACGGAACTGCCCTTCGGAGACAGGTTCGGGATTGCCATTGCGCTGCTGAGGTCGAACCGCAGGTCGGTGTCGGTCTCCTGACCGTACAGCCAGTAGTCCAGCGCAGTCTCGGCGAACACCAGCAGACAGTTGTCATCAGCTTTCACCGGGTATGCGATGGTGACGCTCCCACTCTGAGGGAACGCCACCGGGACGCCGCTGACGGTCGGGTAGTCCATCGTCTCGCCGTTCGGCTTCTTGAACTTCGCCTTCGGCTGGACGGTCGCCATGTTGGTCGATGGGTCGTATGAGACGATGGTCGCCGGGATTGCCGTATGGATGTCCTCGACGGCCTTCTTTGCGGTCTCATTGACCTGTGCCACGAACTCTTGCATCATGGTCAAGTCACCTCCAGCAGACGGGCGGTGCAGGTCCACGAGCCTTCGTAGTTGTCCCCCTCAATGGTGATTGAGTACACCCGGAAGTAGCCCTTCACATAGGAGCTGTTCAGGTACACATAGTCGTCCACATTGATGGAGGCGTTCATCAGGAACTCCACATCCCAGCCGTGCTCGTAGCCATCGGAACTGTCGGAGATTTGCACCCGTTCCGGGGTGTTGATGAGTCCCGTGTCCGCAGACAGTTCATAAACCTGACGGCTCATGGTGTCTCCGGGCTTCTTCACCTGCAACACGCCGTTGTTGATGCTCCATGTCAGCCCACTGGTATCGCAAGCCTTCGTCAGCACATTCCGGGCGGGGCCAACATAGCTGTACCCGTTCGGGATGTCCTTGAAGGTCGCATTGTACGAGAAGGACAGGGTGAGTCCCATCTGGCTCGCCGTGTCCTCGATGAGCTTCTTGCAGTTCACCGAGCCGGAGTAGCTGACCGAGACATAGGTGTCCCGCAGCTCCACACGGTCGTCCACCAGTTCGACCTGCGTCACGACATCGCTGCCGTCCTTGCTGGTCTTCGCAAAGGTAACGACGCCAGTGAAGATGAGGGGCATCGTAGTCCCGTACCCAGCCTTCAGGACCACCACGCAGTCGTCCTTGTTCAGCTCCGCAAGGTGCTGGGCGTTCAGGTTCCAGATGGAGACCTTCGCCGTGTTGGAGCTATCGGTATCGGCTCTCTCGCAAGAGAACGAGATGTGGAGGGGCATATCCCCGTCCCCGATTTCAAACCCAGCAGACCCAGCTTTCCCGGCTGATAATCGGTATTGTCTGTCCCAATGCTTCATCGCTTCGCCTCCTTGCAAAATGAGAAAAAGGGGAAGCACAGATGGAAATGTCGTGTGCTTTCCCGCTGGTGCTTCCCCCATTCTCTTGGTGTCACCAGCTCTACACTGGTGCGAATATGAATTTTGCTTTGCCGTCCACGAAGTCGTTGCGCCCCACCTTCTCCAGAGAGCTGAGGATGCCGAAGACCCCGTTCGGCATATCGTCGGTCCCGCAGAACAGGTTCAGTGGCATCTTGGGGACCATCTTGATGCCTACCCGTATCGGATTGCCGAGCGTGTCGTAAATCCCGAAGGACCAGTACCCGCCCGTATCGTTGTAGGTGAACCTGATTTGGTATTGCTTGCCGCTCAGAACGACCGTCGAAACGCTGTCGTTCATATCCGGCACTTCGATGATGATATAGTCCATAGGCTCCTCCTCAGCTTATCAGCCCCACCGTCTTTGCGGCGCTGTAAAGGATGGACGCTTTGCCGCTGGACGATGAGGAACTGGACGAGGAACTACTGCTCGATGAGCTGGACGTGCTTGACGCAGATGTGGTACTCGCTGTGCCAGCGGACGCAGAGGATGTTCCCGACTTGCCATAACTGGACGGGATGGTGACGGTTTTGCTCTCCACCACGATGACTTCCTTCATCGTGATGGGGACCTCCCTCGAATAGCCAGCCTCGCTGGTCTTCGAGATGCTCAGGTTGGTCATCACCATGTTCTCGTACACGGCGTCCGTGGTCGTAACCGTGACCACTTTCTTGTTGAAGTAGAGCTGCTCCAGCTTCTTCACGACTGACTCCATCCTGCCAGCGTTCACGCCGAACCGCTTCGCCCATGTTACCGGGGTGTCGGTGACGAAGCAGGTCATGGTAAGAGTTCGGGGTTTCAGCGCCACATTGTCACTGACACTGAAGCCCTTCTCCGTGGGATAGGTGGGGACCTCCGCCTCGTAGTCCGTAGACATCTCCAGCAGGGCGTCGAACTCGATGCCGTCGATATTGACTGGCTGTTTTGCTCTTGCCATCTTCTCACCTACCTTGCAAATGCGAGCGCACGAGCCATCTGGCTCGTAGCGTCCTCGGATGCCTTATCCATCGCCGATGCGCTCTTGGACTGCCCCGCCCGGTCGCCGTTGAACTCGTTGTTGATGTTGACGTTCTGTACGATGCTCCGGCTGGAGCTGTCGGTGGTCATCGCCTGTGCGCTGGAAGTCGGCGTTGCGGACTGAGCAAAAAGTTGGAGTGCGGAGATTACCGTGTCCCTCATCTTGCTGATGGGGGAAACAATCTCGCCCTCGTTCTTGTTGTCGCCCACGATGACTGCACGAGGATTGTCAGCCTCGACATAACCACCTTCTGCGAGCTGCGGGACATCCAACTGGCTCAGGGTGTTGATGGACACGCCCGGTATCTTGTTGATGATGCCAATAGCGAAGTTAATGGCGCTGATGAACCCGTTGATGATGGTGATTGCGCCCTTCAGGACGGCATTGACGGCTCCTTTGACGGCTCCGCTGATGGCGTCGCCCACCGCCGTACCGATGGAGGTGAACAGGCTCACGATGGTGTCCCAGATGCCTTGGAAGAAATCTCCCACGCCACTGAATACAGCCTTGATGCCTTCCCACGCCTGTGAGAAGATGCCAGTGAACCACGATACCACCGCACTGAATACGCCGACGATACCATCCCACACACCTTGGAACCAGCCAACAACTGCGTTCCAGATGGAGACGATGGCGCTCCACGCACTCTGGAAGATGCCTGAATACCACGAGACGACTGCGCTGAACACAGCCACAATTCCGTCCCATATCCCCTTAAACCATCCGACGACTGCGCTCCACGCCGCCTTTATCGCCTCCCACGCTTTCTTGTAGAGGTTCGCATAGAAGGAAACGACGGACTTGAAGACATTGACGATGCCGTCCCAGATACCCTTGAAGAAGTCAACAACGGCTCCCCACGCAGCTTTGATTGCGTCCCACGCTGCGATGAACGCCGCCTTGATTTGGTCCCAATGCTTGATGCACACCACCACAATGGCGATGACCGCAGCGATTGCCACGATTACCAGTCCCACCGGGCTGGTCAGGAACGAGATGGCGGAGCCGATGCCCTTCACGATGCTGGTCACAGTCTTCACGACCGTGATGGCTGTTTTCACGGCAACGACCACGCCGACGATTGCAGCAGCTATCTTGCCGATGGTCTCGCCAACTTGCACCCATTTCTCGGTGTCCACCTCGCCGTTCGCCAGTTGCTCCACGAGTTCAGCGAACTTGGGTGCTATCTTCTCGATGATGCGCCCGATGGCCTCAAAGACGGTCTTGATTGCCTCCCAGATGCCTTGGAATATCGGTATGGCGACATTCTTCAGGCCCTGCCAGATGGCTCCCAGCACCGTCTTGAT